CTCCTGCTCCTACTGCTACTCCTTCTCCATCTTCTGTTGTTTCTAATGGTTTTCTCCCTGATGCATCTTCTAAACTTTTTTGACTTGCTTCAAGCATTGCTTTTAATTTTTCTTTAATTGCACATATTTCATTATCTGATTTACTTGAACATTTTTGAATTATACCTTTTAAAATTTCATGAATCTTTTTATCTAAAGTATTTTGTGTTCCTTTTATATTTTTAGTAAATTTCACCTCGGTATTATTTTTAAATATCGTCCTTAACATCGTAACTGGAAAAAAATTTTTATCTCTGGGATCGGTTTCACGAATGTCCTTATTATTATAGCTTACCCAAAATGTTACATTATTTTTTTCTTTATCTTTATTTGCATTTAGGATATCTTTTTTTTTATCTCCATAATATACTACACTTGTTGTAGGAGTTATATTAATAATACCCATTTCCGTTAAACTTTCTATAATAGTATTTAATTTATCTCTATTATCAAATATAATTTTCTTTAACGCTTGTAATTCTGTAGTTCTATTTCCAAAAACACCACCAACTTTAATATTATTATTCCTTCTATCTAATCTTTTTTTTGTATTTCTTTTATTTCTTTTATTTCTGCCTTTTCGTTTATATTTCTTTTTAATAGTTTTTCCCATTATATTAATATTATATATATTTTTTTTTTATAATATCATTTTCTTAATATTACGATTATATATCCAATTATAAATTTTTATATATTTTTCTAATACCTTTTTATCTAAATATTTTACTTTATCAATTTTATAATCATATAAATATAATTCATAATAAACTTGATTCATATTTAAACCATTTTTAATAAATGTATTGTAATTGCTTATATAATAAATACTTTTACTAATATACTTATTATATGATAATGAATTAATATATTTTGAATAATTTTCTTTAATTCTAAATATAGGAAATAATATTTGATGCATCAATATATAATCAAATAATTCATAATTATGTTCAATTATCATTTCTGAATTTAATTTATCTCCTAAACACACGTTTTTATAAATATCTATATAACTTTCTAAAAAATCTTTTTTAAAAAAAGTTGGTAAATTATCCAAAATATTTAATGAAATTATATTATAATCACTATAACTATTTGATAAAATATTATCAATATTAAACGTATCATTCATAATTTTACATGTTATATCATTTATTTCACCTGAGAAATCTTTTTCACATATTTCTTCAGATACATTCTCATACTTCAATAATTCTATATTTGATTTAATATTACTAATATTTTTTCCTGATTTTTTTAATAAATTCTGAATATGATTTAATGATATTATTATTTTTTCTAAATTTAATAAATTTGTAACTAATTTATAAAAATTATTTTCACTATATTTTAACTCNAATAAATATGAATTATCAATAATTTCTTTAAAAGATTTCTTTATAATACTTGTATCTAATAAAATGAATATAATAGGATGATTTTCATATTTGTTTTTATAAGTTTTTGTCCAATTCATAATATTCTTAAATAATGTTTTATCTAATCCTCCTATAATATGAATATCATCAAATAATATTGATTTATATTCATTTTTTCGTTTTGATTTTTGAAACATCATACAAATATTCTTTTTTCCTAATGATAAATCTATATATTCACTTAAATTGGAATTTGTTTTTATAAAATCTGTATTTATATTTATAGTATCATATTCATGTAATAAACATTTTGCTAAACTTGTTTTTCCTAGTCCAGATTTACCATATATACATAAAGGTTTTTTTTTATAATCTTCTTTAACCCATTTATTTAAAAGTTTTTTAGAACTTTCTGATAAAAAAAAATCATTAATAGATAACATTAATTATATTATTGTTAATTTTTTAAGTTAATTTTTAAGTTAATTTGCTCCACAACCACCTAATTGTTTTTGATTATCATGTTTTTTTCTAATATGTATATCACCCGATACTTCTGTTGATACACCGAAGAAAAACATACCTAATACAAATAATACTACAAGTAACAAAAGTGTTTGATTTGTTTTAATAAATCCATTAATTGTAAAACTTTTGACCATTTTATATTATAATATAAAAAAAATAAATTAATTATAATAAATTACTAATATCATAAGTAAAATTATTACGATCAACTTGTTGAGGTCTTTCTATTGGCACTGGTAATGTAGTTAAGCGATCAATATATCCTCCATATTGTAAAACCTGTGTAGAAATCTGTTTTGAACAATATTCAATAACCATATCATTTAATTTTATTATTTCATTTACAATATTATCCGAAGAAACCATAGGATTTCCATTTTGTAAATAAATAGAACGCATTACAATAGATAATTCTTGTGAAGATTGCTTATCTACTATTTTGCCAGTTTTTTGATTAACATCATATCTAATTGCTGCCTGTAAAGTAGATATATTAGTTGGAGAAAAATATACCTCTGATAATCCTGTTTCTTCATGAATACCTTTAATTGCGTTTTCATGAAAATTATTATAAATAGGTGATTCTCCAGGAACCATATTAATATCTTTTTGAGGAATTAATTTAACATCATGAAGTAAACCATTATTTAAATTAAGAGTTGCATCTGAAACAGTATCTATACCAGTTAATTCAACATTTGATGATGATTCTTCTAATGGTCTTCTAAGATTACCAGGACTTCCATTAAAAAAATCAGAATTGTCAACTCTATTCGCCATTTTATTTATAAATATATATTATATTTAATTTTTAAATTTATATATTATATTATAAATGTTTAACACAAATAATTTAATTAAATATTTAATTCTTTTTACAATTGTTTCACTATCTACATATATGATTCCTAATTGTAGAGTTATGAATTTACATGCTATGTATATAGGACTTTTAGCAGGGACAAGTTTTATATTATTAGATAAGTTTTTTCCACATACAGTAATAGTATATGAAGGAGAAAAAGAAAATATTAAAAAACATTTTTAAATACTAGGAATATATTGCCATTTTAATTCTTTACACATTTTGTCCCATATTCTATCTTGTTGTTGAAGTTTTTCCCTACTCTTTAGTAAAGGGAAATAAACTAATAAATTATCAAGTTCTAATAGTTGACAAAATTTATGAAGAACATACGAATAAGATAAAAAATTACTTCTTGTTTCTGGACAATTATTCATAAAAGGAACTTGAATTTCTTTAAACATCATTCTAAGTTGTTCTTCTTGTTGTCTATTCAATAATGGTGCTTTTTTTCCATTAATAATATTAATAATATGTGGAACATGTTCATAATATTTGTTATATTTTAACTTTTTAAGGATATCACGAACCTGTTGTACTTTAAGATTATCTAAATTTAAAAAAATATCTTTTTTTAATTCTTTTATTATATTCTGATAAATTTCATCAGGTATATCAGTTGTTTCTTTTGCCTGAAATTGTGCTAACCATTCATTAAAATGGTTAATCCTTTTATAAGCAAAATATGATGTTTCTCTCGGAGGATCCTTATATGAAACTTTCTCTGAATTTATTATTATAGATTCAGTATATCCGCAATTTTCACAAATTAATGTACTCAATGTATTTTGAATAGTTAATTTTTCATGACATATTTTACAAATATCTAAATCTTCTATTATATAGTTTAGAACTTTCGTATCATCTATTTTACAAATATATTCATTTATAATATCCCTTGATTTATCTATTTTTTTATCTTTATCTTTTTTATTTTTCATCATTAAATCCATTATTAAATTTTTTTTTTTAGGAGATTTTTGATTTATATTAATTTTTGAATCATAATATTCAGATAATAATTCTCCATTATCTAAATAATAATTATTTTTATCATTACTATTGTAATTCTTTATTAGTTCTTTAATTTTATCAATTTTAATTAATAATCTTTCATCTGAATTATTTTCATATTCTACTTTTAATTCTTCTAATTCTTCTTCAAAAGTTTTTAATTCATTTTCTTCAGTAGTATATTTATTAATCATATCATTATGCAAAACATCTATAGTGACTCTATTATCACAATTAATTTTTTTTAGTGGTTTATCCTTAAAAGACATTTAAAATGATCTTTATTATTTACTATTTAATTTAGAATTCTCTTTAAATAATTAGTAGTAAATATTTTTCATAACAAATAATAAAAATATAATAAATAAAATTATAGGTATTTCTTTTCCTTTTACATCTTTTTCATAATTAATATTAATTATACCAAAATCCATTTATATTATTAAATAAATTAATTATAATTGTTATATTTTTTTAAACTAGTATAATACAATTGTTTAATACTACCTTTTTTAAAATCATCTGAAAGTTTTGAATTATTACATGTATTTAACATTGTATTCCAAACTTCTATATGATTATTTTTATGTTTTAAATTAATTAATCTATTTGATCTTAATGTTTGAATGTATTGATTATGAATATTATCAACCATAAATAAAATATCACGTTTATTTATATTACTATAAAGTATTCTTGAATAATTTATAGATATTTTCCATGAAGATTTAATATCATTATATCTATCATATTCATTAATTTTTCTTTGTGTTTTATTAATTCCTTTCATTTTATATAAAATATTATATTTTCTTTAAATATATATGTTAAAAATTGGATTTATAGTTGGAAAAAATGATGAAATATATAAAGATAAATCATTAAGAAAAAAAACACCTAAAAAATTTTTTGTAGATAATCATTTACATTCTGATGTTGCCATTGCTATGATAATTAAAATAAAATATCCTGATATTATGGTTGATATTATTTTACCTAATGAAATTAGTAAAAAAAGATTAAAACAAAATCAAGTTAATTTTGCTATTGGATATGATTGTATTAATGCTATTAATGAAGATCCTTATGTTAAAAAATTCTCTACTGATGAAGGCGTAGATGAAATTTATAGTATTTTTAAAGATAAATCATGTAAAATATTCCCTACATTTGAGCACAATAATTTTACTTGGGATAAAAAAAAATATATGATTAAATATTCCAAAAATAAATTACCTATTCCTGATAGTATATTCTTTAAACCTAATCATAGTATTCAAAAATTAATAAATCAAATTAAATCATACCGATGGAATGATTTTATAATTAAACCTATCGGTGGAACAACTGGATTAGGATTTGAACAATTTAGTTTAAATAAATGTATATCTGATTTAAGTATATTAGAAGATTATTTTAAAGAATATAATTATTACAAAGAATTTATTGTCCAACAAACTATTACTGGATTTAAGACATATGGTGAAATAAAAATGTTTTGGATTAATAATCAATTCTCTTATGCAGTAAATATTAAACGAGATAATGTTTTCTCTAAAGAAACTGTTAAATTTGTTTCTGATGCAAAAGTTCTAGAAGAATGTAAAAAAATTGCTAAAAAAGCAGTCCATTTATTTCCACCTATGAAAGTAAATGGTAAAAATGTTGATCCTGTTGTAATTAGAACTGATCTCACATGCTGTTTAAATAATGATAATAAATCTAAAAAATATTATCTAAATGAAGTTGAAAACCAAATCGCACATAGTTACTCTGATAAACCTGGAATAACATATCCTTATATCCCAATTGTTGCTGATGCCTACGTAAAAAAAGCATATGAATTAGTTGAATTAGGATTTTAATTATTTAATCTTCAAAACCCTTTTAATTTTATTAATATGAACATGATTATAAATTGCTTTACCTGTTTCAATATCATTAATAATTTGTAAAGGAAAATTACATTTTTGTGCCAATTGTTTCTGTGTTAAAGAATTAGCACATCTTGATTGGATAATTTGTTGCTTTAATTCAGGTGTTATTTTCTTATGCTTAAGATCATCTTCCTCAACCTTTTTTTCTATCTTTTTTGCTTTCAAATCAACTGGTTTCTTTTTATTAGTAGATTCTTTTACTTCTGTATTAGTTTTCTTTTTATTCACCTTAATAGTTGTCCAATCTTGATGTTCTAGATGATTAAAATATTTTTCTTGATCCATTGTATTTATTAAAAAAAATATTTTAAATCAAATTTATTATTAATATTCACATCTTTGAAGTTCTGTATTTTCAATATCCTCCTTTAGAGATTCTTCATATATCTTTATTCTATGATCAACTAATTTAGATTTTTCTATACTCCAATAATATCCTGATAAACGATAAATATATTCACCAAAGATAAATGATATTAAATAATGATTATCTCTGTTTATATCTATACAATTTTGAAAATTATCTTCATGAAAATATCTAGCATCTTCTAATTCTTTACGCTTTCTTTTATTATAAGCAATCAAAACATAATCTTCTAGCATAAGAATTACATCATTATCTTTAAGATGTATAAGTGATGAATTTTCCATCAAACTGATATAACTTGAACCTTTACTCCTTTATTCTGGAAAATTTTATGAAATCCTAAACAGCAGATCAAGATAAATGCTATTATAAAGATTAAACTGATTGATATTATTATACCAAGGACCTTTTCTAAATCCATTTATCAAAAAAAAATATTTAAATCAAATTTATAGTATTAATTGGTTTCTATTTCTTCTATATGTTCTTTTAGTTCCTCATATACTTCTTTTGCTTCTTCAGGAAGCATTTCCTTACAATAATCATCTAGTTGTATATTATTTATTTTTACATATTCTTTTACTTTTTTTCTTTCTCTAATCATAAAATATACATTTTGAACAAGTTCCATAATGGTTGCTTCTTCGTCTTCATTACCTGCAACCATACTTAAACCATAGCATCTTTTTCCATTCCATATCCAGTTGTTTCCCCTAGCACAATTTGTGCAAGGAATAATAACCTTACCTTCAACAATTTTTCCATATGCCAGACAATTAACACATCCTTCCATATTATTACTCATAATGTTTAATAAAAAATAGTTATTTCAAATTTATTATAGTATAGGAATAGATGTCTAGAAAAGTCTCTGAGTGCAGTTTGTCCTACCGGGTTGCTTAATGTTATGGATTCTTCTGTAATACTGATTTCTGTTCTTCATCCTACGGACCTTAACTGGTGTTCTAAACTTCATTCTTTCATATTCCGCCTCGCCAATCAAAGGCTTCAAAGCGATCGGTGACGATGGAATTGCGCACCTTCTCTTATAGATGCGTTCATCATTTGAGTTGTAGACTTTTTTAGGAGAACAGTAATAGTCAGAGGAAGTAGTGGTGTTAGTAGATACCAATGGAAGAGTCATGGAATTCTCTTTGATTGTAATTGCCATATTGATTGTTTTATAATGTAACAAAACACAATTTCAAATTTTAAAGACTTTTTTTCAAGGTTTTTACTTCTTTTTTAAGATCATCTATTTGTATCTGAAGAACATCTATGTAAGATTCATTATCTCTTAAACGTTTCGTTGTGATTATGTAAATGTATGTAATACCAACTATATATGCTAAATGAACAAATGGTTGCATTATAACAAGAGTATGATAATAATAGTTACCAATGCTACGGCGCCGAGAAAAACGAAGATACGATCGATATAAAATGGATCTCTCTTAGACCACTTCTTGAACATTTGTAAAAAAAAGTTTTACAATCAAATTTATTAGAGACTAGATATTTAAGACAACTAAAACTCTGATACAACATTTTTCAAGAACTCTTCTGGTGAGTGTGTAACACGATTTTCACCTACCATAAGACCTGTCATGACATACGCAGCAAATAGATCATAGACTGGATTAAAAGCATCAATGAACATTGTTGAGTTCTTCTTAAAGAACTCCCATGAAGGAAGAAGAGCATCAGGAACAGAATCTATATCAAAATCAGAGACAAATACTTTACGAGGTGCTTCTGAAGAACCAAATAGAGATCTATAGTTTTCCTCTAAACCAACGGACACATTAGAAATCGCTTGGAGAACATCATTAATTTCTGTAAGATGCTTAACCGTTCCTCGACGATCCTTGAGAACAACACCATTCGCTATAAGATCATCACAATATTCCATCGCAGCGGCATATGCTGCTGGAGGTTTGAGATCATTAGTAAGGTTCAACTTTTCCTTCATCTTCATCACGGAAACATAGTTAGCACCACGACCGCAGTTAGGATTGACAAGACCTTCCGCAAACTTGCAAGCGACATGGTCTGGTGACATGCGAGCAAAGATAAGCAGAAATGCTGTAAAGACAATATTGCAAGCAAATGGATCTTCTGTATCGGTCGAAAACTTAGAGAGCAAATCCTTGTTGAAGCGCATCTTGACCATGTGCGTCGATGGAATATCCACCAATTTACCTTCTTTGAAGAACTTGTCCAAGATCTTTTCAGAACCCGTCCTGTTGAAGGAAGGACGAGCACCTGCGGGTGTCTTGTAGTCACCCGCAAAGACATAGTTCTTGTTGACACTCATATTTTCTCCGTCATAGTCTTTGAGAGGACCAATTTGGAGGGCATAGTCACAACAGTTTCCAGCAGCAGCAGCATAATCAGACAAAGTAGTATAAGCAAATGTCGTTCCAGGAGTCAACTTTGAGAGCACGGTGCTCTCAAAGCTCCTGACCCAGTAGGCAAGAGCATTTCCTGCTGACATAGACGCGGAACCAGTGAAGACAATAAGAACGTTCAGAGGATCCTTGAAGTTGAGAAGGTACTTGACACCGAGTTCGTCGTCAGTATCCTCAACCCCAATGTCAGTGAAGACGTGGATAGTGGGAAAAGTCATTTGAGAAGCCATAGTTCGTGGATCGATTGAAGTTTGATGAGATTAAACGAGTTTTGATCGTAATCAGCGAGGTTGGTTGTTTGGAATATCTTAAAACTAAATTTCAAATTTTAAAAGATATTTAATTTAAATATTATCTTAATGATAAAAAACGAGAAAATGGTTTAATAAGAGCAATATAATAAACAATAAGAGCAATATAATCGAAGAGCAATATAATTAACAAGAAGAGCAATATTTTGGTAAATTTGAAAGAAATCTAGTCCTTAATAAAACTATCTATGTCTGCCTCTATGAGCACGCAAAATACTCTCGTTCGTCAGATGGCGTACACTCCTCGGTTGTGGACTATTAAGGAGCAGTTGTCCCAGGCAATATTGGAGAGAAACGCACTTCTGGAACTCAAGCGTGTGCGTGATACTCGTATGCTGGCGGAAGTCCGATCACGTGATGCGCGTCGAAGATCCGAGACTATCTCTGAAGAACTTCGTATTGCTCGTCTTGAACTATCTCGTCTTCAATCCCTTAAAGACGCCGCTCCTCCGGTGCTAGTTGAGCGCCGCTCTAGTAGACTCATGAAATGCGCACGTGTTAACTATAAAGAATAGATGAGTAGATAGATAGTAGATTAGTTAGTTTTTTATCTTTTTTATTATAAGTTTAAAATACTTAAAAATTATAGAAATAATACATATAAATGGCAGAAGATAAAGTAGATCACCTTGAAGTTGATGAACCTATTCCTGGACAAAATTATGTTTGTTTATCATTTGTTTCTCCTGAATCCCTTATACAAGAAAAAGAAGCATTTAAAGCAGTTAAATTTTTACAGAGTTATTGTAAAGATAAAAAATTAAACTTTAAAACTGTATATGAAGAATATAAAGATTTTACTTACAAATATTCTGATAACCTTCAAAAAGATTTTAATGAACAGAATAACTTTCAAACAAATATAAGAGGTATAAAAGTCCGTGGAGTTTATGAAACTAAAGATTCTGCTGAACGTAGAGCAAAGAAACTTCAAACACTTGATAGTGATTTTCATGTTTTTGTTGGTCAGGTAGGATATTGGTTACCATGGGATCCTAATGCTGATAAGATTGAGGATGAAACATTTGTTAATTCTCAACTCAATGATATGATGGATAAATATAAAGAAAATACCATTAGTAAAGATATTTTCTATGAAGAAGAAAAACGTGATAGAATTAAAGCAGCAAGAGAAGAAGTTATTAGAAAGAAAAAAGAAGATGCTGAAAAGTTAAAACAAGAAGCACTTGCTGATGGAGATTTAAAGGTTGTTAATGAAGGTGAACCTTGCGCTGAAGAACCAACACCTGAATCAGAAGCAGATAACATAATAAAAGAAATTATTGATACAGATGAAAAAGTAGAAAATTTAAAAGAAGATATTAAAGAAGTTGTTGGTAATGTTGATGAAGAAACCAAACAATCATTAGAAGAAGTGGATCCATGGATGGCGAGAAAAATGGATCAAGCATAATAATTTTTTTATATTAATTAATATATGCAATTTATATTAACATTTATATTTTTATCATTACTCACAATATTTTTATATGGTTTTTTTACATATTATAATAAAAAAAAACATTTATCAAATTGTAACGTTATTTATATACTTGATGATGGATTTGATGATTCTTCTTCACCTGACTTTTTTAAAGCAAGATCTAATGAATTATATAATTTAGATATTAAAAGAGAAAATAGATTAAATAAAAATTTGGATATTTTTTGGGAATAATTATCTTTTTGATCTATTTTTAGAAGATTTTCTTTTCTTTTTAGAAGATTTTCTTTTCTTTTTAGAATATTTTCTTTTCTTTTTAGAATATTTTATTTTCTTTTTAGAAGATTTTCTTTTCTTTTTAGAAGATTTTCTTTTCTTTTTAGATCCTAAATCATCACATATTTTTTTGAAATTAAATAAAGCATTATTAACACATCTTAATAATGTTCTAAATAATCTACCTTCCCAATTAGATTTTGTTTTATCCGCAAATACTAAAATATTTTGTTCATCTTGTTTCTCATTTGCTCTAAGTTTTACAATGACTTCTTTTTTATTACTAATATTATATTTAAGATGAATACTACCTTGATTCCAATATGATTTTTCTTTTGCCGTTAATATTTGACCTTTTTGTATTTTTTTACTAATACGTTCTTGTTCTTCTGGATCTCTATCATGTATAGATAAATGCCAATTAATTATCATATCGTCTTTTCTTTTTAATTTACCAGTAGATTCAGCTGAAGGTTCATTACCGCCGCCTCCATCCTCAACAAAATCATCAACTTCATGAAAAACAAATTCACCATTAAGATAAAAATTATCTTTATCACGACCCCTTGTAAAATTTATTTTTATTAATGTCCCTTTAGGAAATAATTCTACGCCTTTATCATTAGATATTGAATTTTCAATAGGTATCTCTATTTCTGATATTTTTCCTTGTTTAAAGCAATTAATTAAATAATGTAAAAGTTCTGATTGTGTTTCAATACTTTCAAAAACAGTATCTTCTCTTTTAATTACTGTGCGACTTGATGCCATTTATATATAAAAATATTTTAATCTAAATAAATTAAATGAACTATTATGAAATATTAAAATTAGATAAAAATTGCTCTAAAAAAGATATTAAACACAAATATAAAAAACTAGCAAAAATATATCACCCTGATAAACGGGGAAATCCTGAAAAATTTAAACAAATCTCAGAGGCATATACTGTTCTTTCTGATTATAATTCACGGATAAAATATGATAATAATAATATTTTAGAAGCATATGAAACTTATGTAAATCCATTTGACTTATTTGAAGAAGTTATTAGAAAATCGGATATATTAACATTAGATTCAAAAATAAATAATAATTGGTTATATGATGATTTTGATATTGAAGATAAAATAGATTATTCTTCTATTTTTAAAAAAAACAATTATTCAATATCTATTAGAACTGAAATATTTATTAAAGATAATAATAAAAAAATAATAAGAGAAAATGATATAGAAAAGATTTTTGAAATATAGTTGATTTTAATTCTAACAATTATATCTATTTTTAAAATTTTCGATAAGAATATTATATTTTGTTTCTAGATCAATTACTTCGTTATTTATTTCTTTTATAATAAGATTTCTAACTTTAATAAGTTTATTAAGGTCTTTAATTTCTTTTTGTTCTTCTTTTACAATAAGTTTTTTTATCTTAATAAGTTCTTTAATATCTTTAATATCTTTAAGTTCTTGAAGTTCCTCTTTCTTTCTATTCAACATGATAATATCTTCTCTTACATTTTGTTTATTTTTATTATCATTAATGTAATTAAGAACATCATTATCTGTAATATCATTTAGAATACTATTAAAATTATTTTTAAGATAATTATTAATATTATCATATTGTTTCATTTTACTTTTATAATTAACTAGAGCAATGTATGTTTCCATATTTTTTCCCTTTAGTGCCTCTTTAATTTGGGTTTCATATGATCCATTATAAGGTGAGTATTTAACAAGATCAGGAATAACAACTTCATGTTTAGACAAAGTATCTTTACAACGTTTTCTTGTAATTTCCAATTTAAATTTATTAATATCTTCATTAGAGTAATTATCCAAGATATTGTTTTTTGTTTCCATTTCAGATATTTCAATCAACATATTAATTGCATTCTTTTCCATTTCGTTGAGATTATTAAAGTTATCAATAATTTTCTTTTGATTGCGAGTTTGGACCATTATTTATAATAAAAAATATGTAATTTCAAATTTATTAATGATAATATTACATAATTATACATTTTTTTTTTTCTAAACATGAAGTATCATATGATTTAACTGTTTTATCATAATCAGTTATTTTTTCATTTTTATTATTTATAATACTTATTGGTTTAATTAGTGCTGGGCGTTTTAATATACTCCCATCATTAATATAATTCTGAATTTCACGATTTTTAAATTCTTGCATCAGTTTTATTCTTTCTCGTTTTAGTAAATATTCTTCTGTAAATTCTAGTTTCAGGTTTAACCATTCTTGTGGTAAAATAGGAGTTTCCATTATTTATAATATAATATTATTAAATCAAATTTTACTAAGAATATCAAAATATAATATTACACTATCTTCAGATATTACATCAATATATTCTTCTATTACTTTTTCATATTTCTCTATCAATTCATGTAATTCTAATCTTCTAATCTCAAAAGATTTATCTTTCCCAATACAAATATCTGTATTATTGAGATCTGAAGGGAAATTATTATCATAAATTAATTTTCTTAAATCATGACATAAAATTCTCATTATAAAATTATTAAGTATTTTCTTATTTAGATCTTTATATTTTTTTGTATACATATTAATTATCTTAAATTTATAATTATCATAAATATTATCTGATAAACATAAATGAATAATTATTCTTAAATTTACTAAATCAATTATATCTTCATACTGAATTAAAACCATACCAATTTTATCAAAATTTGATGTTTCATCATTATACCAAGATTCTTCCGAATCTGAATCACTTGATTTATCAATAATAATTTCCTGAATAATTTCTTCACTCATTCTTTTTAAGATAACTAAAAATATTTCAAATTTAAATTTGAAACTTAGAATAAACATAATAAATAAAAAAAAATGAACATTATCATTAGACACGTTGAAACTATCGCATTATTATGGATTATTATTTTCTCTTCACTATTTATGATAAATTCATATTTTGATTATTCCTTTATAGTATTTATAAATATTATGTATATTATTGTATGTATAAAAATTATGAAAGATATTTTGATTAATGCGTAATATATTAGATATTTGTACAATTACATGTTATCAAAATATTATCTTGTGTATAATTATCATGTAGTAAACCACCTGTTAAAAATGCCATTACAACTGATAATGAATAAATAATTAGATATTTTTTTTTTAAATAATAATATTCATCATTATTAAATCCATATAAATTATTACTATCCATATATCATATAATATTTAAAAATTTTTAATTAGATTTTTTATCAACATACAAACTGTTAAAGGTCCTACACCGCCAGGGACAGGTGTTATATATTTTACTTTATCTATAACATCTAAATAATCTACATCACCATTAAGTTTTCCATCATTTTTATGTATACCTATATCAATAATAATACAATCATTTTTAATCCAATCTTTTTTAATAATTTTTGATTGACCGCATGCCACAATTAAAATATCAGCAACATTAGTTTTTTCTTTAATATTTTCTGTATATTCATTACATAAACTTAAAGAACATTTTTTATGTAATAACATTATTGATAAAGGTAAATTAACCATACCTGTTCCTACAAATACAATATGTTTTCCTTCAATATCTATATTATAATATTCTAATAATGTTATACATGCTAAAGGCGTACAAGGATAAAAATATGGATTTTCATTATTCATAATTTTACCTAAATTATAAGGATGTAATCCATCAACATCTTTTTTAGGATCTATTTGAGATATTATTTTATTTTTATCTAAATTTTTAGGTATTGGTAATTGAACCATAATTCCTTTGACGTTTAAATCATTATTTAATTCATTAATTTTATCAATAATAGTATTATCTAAAACATTATTATCATAATTATGAATATTACATATAATTCCTAACTCTAAACATTTTTTCTTTTTAATATTAACATAGATTAATGAATCTTGTCTTGAACCAATGAGAATAATTGATAAAATAGGTTTATTTTTTAAATTAATATTTTTTAACTCTGAATAATATTTCTCAATAATAGGTTTACTGGATAAATTTTTATCAATTATTTCCATTGATAATAATAAATTAATATATATTTTGTTTTAAATAAAAATAGATTATTATTTCTTTTTATTTTCTTTTTGTTTTTCTTTTTTTTGTTTTTCTCTTATTTGATTTTCTTTTATTTGTTTTTCTTTTTGTTCTTCTTTTATTTGTTTTTCTTTTTGTTCTTCTTTTATTTGTTTTTCTTTTTGTTTTTCTTTTATTTGTTTTTTTTCGTGAACCTCCATCCATTTCTCCATCACCCTCCTCCATATCTGTACATTCACAATTAAATAAATTTTTAACATAATTAATAAATTCTATTTCACTAATTTTTTTATCTTTGTTTTTGTCTATTATATTAAATAACGCTTTTATATTTACAGAATCATCAACATTTAATGATCTAAATAAACTTTTAAATTCATTTATATCTAAATGTCCATCAGAATTTGCATCATGTGAATATAATAAAGAATTAGTGTAAAATTGCACATATTCTTCTGCTTCTAAATTTTTATTAGTTTCATTATTTTTTCTAGATGTAAATTCTTCTAATTTTGTAATTATTGTAATATCTAAATTGTTTCCACCTTTAAGAATTTTTTTCCTCTTTTTTTTATTATTTTTACTAGAACCACCTGTTATATTACCTACTCTATTAACAACTGAAGATCTTTCACCAGTTATGGTTGTAAATTGACCACGTTTTTTTGGATCTAAATAATTTTTACAGAATAAATTTAATAATAATGACCATCTGACTGCTGAAGGTCTATCATTATTTAATAATACGAATTTATATTTTTCTTGAGGAGTATTTGGATTACATGATGTAAAATCATCTATTCCAAAACATTCTAATTCTTGTAAATGATCTCCTAAGTATTTTCTAAAAAAATGATATATAAGATTTTCTGGTTGAACACTGTGGCAAGTGAATCCAACATTTACTGCTTTACAAAAATTAGTTGAATATGGTAAAGTTATTATTATTCCATTATCATTATTGTGTAACAATTTTTTTATAGATTCAATAGTATTTTCTCCTCCTGGATTTTGTAAGTTCGTTTCGCCATCAACTTTATGATTATCTAATTTCCAAATATATACTTGCGATTTTTTACCGCTCTCAATAGGACCTATAGTACTATCGTTAAGATAATTATCAATTAGATTTTGTTTTCTTGATACTCCATTATCTGGTGCTGCTGCTGTTGCTGCTGCTGCTGCTGCTGGTGCTAGATCTGAAATTATACCTGTAATATAATCTACTTCCTTATCTGTAATAAAGAATCTTACTATTAATTTAGTAATAACTATATGATAATAATAATAATTACCAACCTTATAAAAGACAATAGCATAATATTTTATATGAATGTGATAAATGCCAGGTAAATCGAATTCATATGTCATAGATTCTGGTGGTCGTGGATGTATTCCTTCCGCCGCCAGCGCCGTTCGAAGAAGCGTCTCCTCTGTAAAAGAAATATGCTCAATATAAGTATTTTCAGTACATACATAATATTTACCATCTGTATATTGTTTTGGTGGACCTTTAAACTTTAACACACGATCCAATGATTCTTTTCCACTTGACGCACTACAAAACATCTGTGAATCTAATAAACTTCCTAAAGCACACCTTGGAATATTATTTTGATTTATATCCTTTGATTTAGTTAATACACTTGGAATCGGTGCAGCATTATTTATAAATACTAATGAATTTGCTTCAGGATTATCTGGATTAAATTTATTTGACCTGCTTTTAGAACATCCCGCTTCGTTTTTAATTATAAATTTTTTGGTATCTAAAATTAATTTATCTTCAACATTTGAAGGAGTTTTTTTTACTTCAGTTAAAAATTTTTCGAAGGTGGGTGTTATTTTTATAATTTGTGTAATTATACTATTAAATATTAAATGCCAATATATGCCTATCTCATTTCTAGGAGTACCAACTGCCAGATTCCCGACAGTCACTCCCTTATTCGGTAATGAAATTTTACGTGAATCCATTTTATAATCATGTAACCAATCAGAAACCCATGCTGTTAGAAAATAGTATTTCCACTCTTCGGTATAGTCAGTCATGGTGGAAAAACCCATATTACTAAACCATACTCTTGATTCTCCTATAGTTTGGTCATCATCAACCTCATGAGGTATCCATGGACTACCAAATCCTGATAATTTTGTATCCTCAAGTTTAATTATAGGAAGAAAAATATTTAAAATCATTAATAAATCATCACCTATGACCGTTGTTGAGAATAAACAACTTAATGTATATCCAAGTATAATTAAAAATTTTTCTGTATTTTTAGGTTTTTTTTTAAACGCTCCTAAATCGTCCATCCACCACGACGCGGGAGTGCTTAAACCAGGTAATTTTAATAAAATCTCTATTATTTCACTTAATTTTTCAGTATAATAATTATCTCCTTTTTGTTGATATTCTGCTTTTGCTGCTTCTTCTGCTGCTGCTGCTGCTGCTTCTGCTGCTGCTGCTGCTGCTTCTGCTGCTGCTGCTGCTTCTGCTTCTGCTGCTGCTGCTGCTGCTTCTGCTTCTGCTGCTGCTGCTGCTGTTGC